TCATAACCGCTTGGTTGGGGGTTCGAGTCCCTCCGGGCCCACCATTTTCCCGAATTTCAGATATGTATTCCCACGCGCCCCATCGCTGGTGAGCGGGCTTATGCATTTGGGTGCTGTAGCGTGTCGCTCGCTCCTGACATTTTGACGCTGGTTTTTAGACAAAATCAAAATTTTTAAGCGGACGTTTAGGAACCGTTTGAGGGGCATTTAAGCCCCTCTTATTGTTTTAAGGTAGCGCGTGACGCTCATCCCGAAATAATCACCTCATTAACGGGCTTCGCCTTTCCGCCTCCCGCCGTGTAGCTAAGCGACACGGTGTCGATCTGGAACTCCGAAAAGATCGAGCGGATTTCAGGCACATCGTTGATTGACAGTATGAACCGGCCTGCCAGTCGCCCAAGGCGCTCTGCCATGACTTCGTATTGATCCCGGCTGAATAGCTCCTTGCCGTAATAGTCCTCAGTGCCCCAATATGGCGGGTCTATATAAAAGAGTGTCTCTGGCCGGTCGTACCGATCCACGAAGGCCAGCCAGTCAAGGTTCTCGATCACAACGCCCGCAAGCCGTTCGTGCACGTCCTGCAACAAGGGTGCGAGCGTCGTCAGATTGAAACGGGAGCCACGTTCCCGATCCACACCGAACGAACGGCCTGCAACCTTGCCGCCGAAGGTGAGCCTCTGGAGATAGAGAAAGCGCGCTGCCCGCTCCAGGTCGGTCAGGGTGGTCGGATCGCTTGCCTTCAGCCTCTCGAACTCGCGGCGGCTTGTGATCTGGAAACGCAAGGTATCCATGAACTGCGGATAGTGCCGCTGCAGAATGCGAAAGAGATTCGCCACATCGCCCGATCGATCATTGATGAACTCGGCACGAGGCACCAAGGTTCGCCGGAAGAAAACGCCCCCCATACCGACAAAAGGCTCGGCATAAAGCTTGTGCGGTACGGCATTGATCTGCTCGCAGATACGGCGGGCGAGTTGCTTCTTTCCGCCGATGTAGGCTGCTGGCGGCGAAACTGGATCGACGGTGGTGAAGGTTTCGTGGAAGTTCATGTGTACGGATATCCGAGAATCAGTCACAAGCCGCTTGCCCGAAAGGGCACGGATGCGACGGTTATCTCTAGCTGCTGTCGGGCGGGTTTCTATCTTGGCGGATTGGCCCGCCGCCACGAATTGACGTGGCCGTCCCTACTTCGGCTTATCGCCGAGAAGTCCTAATTCTGCGCGTAGCAGCAAATCACGATCCCGCAGGCTCAAATCCCCCACCGGCTTCATGCCGGTCAGATCGGGCCAATAATCGCCAGCGCCGAGCTTCCAAAGGTGACGCATGGGCAAGCTGTTCACGACATCGCTATCGGGCGGATACACTTCGATCGCTGCAGCGTCTGGCCCGAAATGCTCATTCTTGAGGGCCTGAAGCTCATCCCACGTGATCGAGCCGTCATGCTCGACAGACAGCAGGCCGCGTGCTTCGTCCAGATATACGGTGACAACGGCGCTGTTTCTCATGCTTCCAAGCCCATAGCATTGCGCGTTACCCGATCAAAACGCTCCTTGGAAAGCGTGTTTGAAAAGCCCTTTTCTGAAGCGCCAAATTGAGGCGTCCAAGGCATATAGAGTTCGAATGTTTCCGGCACTGAATGAACATGGCGGAGAACAGCCCAGGGAATCGTGTCCATCATGGCTTCCATCTGCTCGCCGCCCAGGGCCTCATAAAAATAAGATGTGCCTGCGAATGATCCATCTGGATTGAACTTCTGGAGGATAAAATACGGCTTCTGAAACTGGCTCATCACTCTTTCCCCTTTTCAGGCGCTTCAAGCTCGATGCTGGTGGTGTAGGTGTCTTCAAAGCGATGCTCGACGCTGGCGGCACGCCATTCGCCATCGAACTCTTTGCGGAAGCCCAGGGCATTGATCGGCGCGTCTGCCATGACTTCCGGCGTACCGGCCATAGTCAGCGAACCTTGTCCGGTCGCTCGCGCCAGCCGCGCGCCTTCGGCTTCCGCCGCTTTCTTCGCTTCCGCCTGGGAGGCATAAACCGTGCGCAAGCGGCGCGTCGGCCCCTCAAGGCCAGTGGCGTGTTCTTCATAAATTGTCTTGTTGCGGCGACGGTCGTACCAGCCAGCAGCCGCCTTCCCGTATTTCGGGCGCGGCTCAACCGAGAACTCGCCTTCGGAACAATCGCCCTTCGTGATGGTGATTGGCGGCAAGCTGCCACGCTTCAGGAACAGAAAGGTATTGTCCTTAATCGAGAACAGCGCGCCGGTGCGGTCAGCAAGGCGGGTCAGAAAATCGGCTGCTGATTGGTTGGTGCGGGCAATATAGTCCAGCTTGGTGTTCGCAAGCTCTGGACTGACCTTGGCCTTATAGCCGTGGCGCTTGGCAAGCTGCTCAACGATCTGCCCGATCGTCGCGCCGTCGAAATGCTCCGAAAGCGGTTCCTTCACATCAGCGCGCAGCTCGGCGGACTTGCACGAGAAGGTCAGGCGCTCGCCATCGCTTCCAAAATTGTAGCTGGCGCGTTCAAATACAAAGGTGCCCATCTTCCATGTGCCGACGCCCTTGAAACCAAAACGGATTTCAATCTTCGCACCCTTCTGCGGGATCTCGATCTCATTGCCGGTATCGTCAAACACCAGCTCCAGCGTGTCGGCGCTCTGCCCCGGTTCATCCCGAATGGTTGCGGAGATAAGGCGCTGATAAAAGGCATCGTGGACGGTTTTGCCCTCGATACTGACTTCGATAAACGGATGCGATCTATCCATCAGCCCCAAAGCCTCACAGTCTTGATCTCGGTGGAAATGGTCATTTCCGGCATGGTGATGACGGTGCCGCGTGGCAGAACGAGACCAAGCCGCGCCAGTCCCGGATTGGCCGCATAGGTGGCTTCCAGATAGCCCTTGAGCTTGGCGACCTGGACACGGTCGCCAATCCACCGCATGAGATAATCATAGCAGGCAAGATCAAGCGTCACATCTTCCAGATCGACCGTGACAGTTCCGGCAGGGATCAGGCGCACAGTCATCCGAACAGCCCCACCGGCTTACCGTCGCCCGAAAACGGCGCAACCTCGATCGAGAACTCGATCTTGCGGCCAAAGCCCTGCCGGTTGATCCGAGATTGCGTGTCCTGGACGTTGAGGATGACGACGCGGCCAAACAAGGTCGCGGCCATGGAAAGGCCGGTCGCCCAGCCGAGCATCAAAACAGGCTGCGCTGCGGCCTGCGTGACGCGGATCGCCTCATATTCGGCACGGCCTCCCATTTCGTCGGGATAAAGCAGGCCGGTAATGGTGAGCCGGTCATCGCCATAGCCGGTAAACTGGCGACCAGGACGTCCGCCGAAACGGCTGATTGACGGCCACAGCGCCTCGGTGCTGCGCTCGATCTGCTGGAAATTCAACGGCGCAATCTCGAAAATATGAGGTCCAAGCGCGAGCAATGGCGTGCCCATCTATTCGGTTCCTCCATGCAAAGCCCCGGATTTTCCGCTCATCAGTTGCGCGCCGCGTCGGCCAAACTCGGCCCCTGCGGCCTTCACGGCAGCCTGTGGATCGGAAACACCGGTAATGTGGATCGGACCTACATTCAGATTTGGCGTCTGGCCGTTGACCACCGTAATCGTCTGATCAACCTTGGCGTCACCGAGTGGATTGCTAACGTTTGCAAGTGGAGCTTCACCGCTGTTAATTCCAGGCGGCACAAGCGCGCCCGCACTGGAATTCACGGCATCCTTGACCACATTGACGCCCTTACCGACAATTCCCATGAGATAGGTCAACCACTCCGGCGGCGTCGGCCAATTGATCTTGAGATCAAAATTCAACAGCCCCTTCAGCCAAGCGATCTGTTCGTTGAACCAGGTCTCAATCTCCTTCCAGAGCGATTGCAAGCCGTCCCGCAGCGAACCCATCCAGCTCACGCCAACGTCATAGAACTGCTTGGCCTTGGCCTTTCCCCAAGCCGAAAGAGCCTCGGCGGGAACAACGCCTTGCTCCAGCCCCATCATGGCATTGGCACGATCCTTCATGCCCTGCCACATCTGGCCGAACCAGCTTTTCTCCACGTCCTTTTCGATCTTTTTCCAGCGCTCATGGTTTTTGCGCACCTGTTCCATGCGCTCTTCCGGTGTGCGGCCAAGATCATCAAGAATTTCAAAACCAAGGGTCCATATCCACGAAGCGGCTATCATACGGCGAACAGCCGTCGCCATCGTTCGGGCGCGACCCTGCGTAGCGATAATCTGACGGCTGGCTTGAGCCGCCCCTGATGCAATGCCTCGCAATCCGGCTGCAACCACGCGCGAGGTGGACGCCAGCAATCCAAACGCACGACGCGCAGCAACCGCTCCCAGCCGTATCAAAAGCCAGCCCTTGGCAACGTTACGGCCTGCGCTGTTGAATTTCAGGAAGAAACCGAGCAGCGGCAGAATGCCTGCACGCATGCCGGCGAAGACGACGCCTAACACCTTGCCCGCGATCGAAAGCCCCATGAGCGCGGCGATTGCAGTCACAAGGTACTTGGTGAGTTCTGGATTGACCGTGGCCCATTCCGCAAATCGGTCGATGATCGCACCGACCTGTGTCGCCAGTTCAAGCAGGGTCGGCAATAGCTGATCACCGATGACGATAGCGCCACGGTTCAGCTTATTGACCAGAAGCTCCCACTTTTTGACTGCGCCTTCTGCCTGTTTGGCGGCCTCCTCGGTAGCCGAACCGGCATAGTCGCTCTGGTTGGCTACCAGTTGCAGAGCCTTTGCCAGAAGCTGCGGATTGTCGATAAGCTTGGCAAAATCCTTGTAATAATCCTGACCGACGATGTCTTTGAGCGCGGCCTTGCCCTCGTCGCCCTTCGATGCCAGCAATTCAAAGAATTTCAGGAGCGCGGTTGGGCCTTCGTTTTGAATATCCTTCAGGAGTTTCTCTCGCGAAACACCGATTTCTTCGAATGCTGCATCAATCTTCTTGCCACCGGCCAAAACGCGGGTTGAGAAGGCAACCATGCCACGAGCCGCCGTTTCGGGAACGGAACCGGCTGCAACCATTGCCGTACCGATCGCCGCCATCTGAACGGCAGACAATTTCAATGTACCGGCTGCGGCATTGGCCCGGTTGGTGAAATTCGTGATCTGTTCGGCCTTTGCGGCCATATTATTCGATAGATGGTTCGTCGCATCGCCCAGGTCTTCTATGCCTTCCTGGTTAAGCTTGTAGACGTTGCGAAGCTTGGCGAAGCGCTCGCCGATTTCCTTCCCCGCCATATCGAACGCGACAGAAGCCTTGGCGACATAGGTCGAGAATGCCTCCAGTTCCTCTTGCGGAACATCGCCTTGTGCGGCTTCCGACATAAGTTCAAGCAGGTCTTTTGCGGCGATAGGAATAAGCGCGCTCGTGTCGAGAGCAAACTTGCGCAACTGTTGGATACGCTCGACCGGAAGATCATTGAGGACTTTTTCCAGCCCCTTCATGGACTGGTCAAATTGCGCTGCCTTGATGACAGGCGCGCCGATGGCGAGCGCCTGACCGAATGCCCCAAGCAGCTTTCCGCGCGCCTGGGACAGCTTTATTTCCGCGTTCTTGGTCGCAGCCTCGATATTGTCGATCGAGAAGCCGGACTTCAACGCATCGGACGCGCCGCTTTTGAAGCTGTTGATGCCGGAACCAATGTTCTCCAGCGCCCCGCGCACTTTCTGCGCGGGGCCGGTGAACTGGTCAACCAACCGGATTAGAAGTGAAACGTCCATATCATTCGTCCGGTTTCGCGCCACGGCCTGTCAGGCGAGGAATTTCCGCCCGATAGGCAAGCATTTCCGCCCAGGGGAGCTGGTCTATGTCGTCAGGTCGCCAGCGGAAGCAGGCAGCGATGTCTGCCCCGAATTCGAAGACGCGAAAGAGCGGAGTGCCGGAAAAAAATCGAGAAAGCCTTCCGCAAACTTCATGAGGTCAAGCGGATCGATCTCATCGATGAACTCAGGCTTTTCATTGCACATGCTGGCGATGATGCTGGTCAGCTCATCTAGCGTTTCGCGAACAAACAAGGCACTGATGACGTCAACGGCAAGCTTGGCAACGTCCACGTTGTCCTTGTCGATCTTGACCGCCGAAGGTTCCTGCTCGCCGATAATGCCCTTCAACACATCGGCGCCGAGCAGGACTGCAAGCCGCTTGACGTGAATCGTGCGCGGGCGGCGCATTGTGACAGTATCGCGGGAGGCTTCCTTGCCGTCCTCGCCTTTCACCGGTACCGGGAAATCGAGTTTGATTTTTACTTCAAGTTTTGGCGTGGGCTTGGTCAACTCATTTCTCCCTTAACCGAACAGAATGCGGCGGCGCGCAGTGTTGTACGGCTGGAAATTCCAGATATCCCAGCCGCCTTTCTTGAATGAGAAACGATGCATGATCTGGTTGTCCCAATACTCGGTATAGGTCCAGATACCGTTGATCTCATGGTCATAACCGGTGGCCTTGCCACCTGACATTTCTTCGCCCTCAACCTTGCTCAAGCGCCCCTGCACATCGATGGCGTGCTCATGTTCCTTTCCGTCCTCTTCGGAAATGATGAGCTTGCGACCAGTGAAGGGATAGCGGATGCCGGGAGCGCCACCGAACAAGGCGATTGTTTCCGGCGTGTGGCTCTTGATCTTGAAAGGCATGGTGAACGGCTTGACGCCCAGGCCGGTGATGTTGATCGCCATATCGCTGCCGCCTGGCTGGAATTCTTCGGTGTTTTCTTCCAGCGTCGGCAGCTTCATGGTCTCGATATCGAGCGCCAGATTGGTGTTGTCGTTCACATAGAGCGTAAAGCCCCGGATGATGCGCAAAGTCATGGGTAGCTCCCGTTAGGCCGCGACCACGTCGCTGAGATTGACGGAGAAAGAGACCGAGGTACGACGCTGAATATCGGCGGCGAGGTTGTCGAAATACTGCTCATTGCGGCGCGAACCAAAGATCAGGTCTTCAAGCGGCGGGGCTTCTTCGGCATCGAACTCGACGCGCAGCTTGCCATCCCGCAAGCTGGCATTCGTATTCGTCGCCCGTTCCCAGAATGCCCGACCGCCGAGGATCGCACCGGCCACGGTCAGCTCGTCAAGGAACTCCTGAAGGGTACGCAAGACGGCTGTCACCAACTGGACTGACAGATTGTCGTCGTTTGCCCAGCGGAAAGACCGGATAATGGTCTTCTCGATCGTGGCACGGGTACGCACCACATTGATGAATTTCCAAAGCGGATCATCGGACGTGGTGCGATTGCCCCAAAGAATGCGGCCATTGGCGGCAAACTGCCCGCCAATGCCCTGAACCAGACGCGCTGGAATGAAGGTGGCGATGCCCGCTTCGTTCAAAAGATTGGCTTCGTGATCGATCTCGCCGTCGAAATAGGTGATCGGGCGCGCAGTGCCGAGAATGCCAAGCGTTTCCTGATTGGAGGGAGACCAGTACGGCCCGCCCTTTTCTTTGTCGCGCTTGATAATCAGCCCGGCAGCAAAGGGCGAAGCGGGTTTGGTGACGATATCCGTGCCGCTGGAAACCCGTACGAACGGATCAAGCAGGTAGCAATAACGCGATGCAAAATCGGCCCGATATTCGAGGCTCTTTTCCCGCGTAGGTCCACCGGTGTCGAGCACAGCAACAGCACGGAGCTTTTCGGCCACCTGTTGCAGCGCATCGGCAAGCGGGTTCTTGGCGTTGTCCACGCGACCGGCTGAATGGCCCGGTGCAAGCAGAATATCAGGTTCAACCCCGACATGGCCGAGCGCATATGAAAGCGCATGAACGCCGGTCATGCTCGCAGCCGAGCCGATAAGGTTCGCCATAGTGGCTTCAGGCGTTGCACCTTCCTCGACGCGGCTGAATACCAGCATTGCTTCCACGCCCTGGGCACGAACCGCATTGACAATGTCGATTGCGGTGCCGGTGGTTCCGAGCGCAGCAACTTTGTCGGCCTCGTGGGTATAGAATGCCACCGGCTCACTGACAGGAAAAACCTTCGGATCAGCATCAGGTGCGATTACGGCAGCACCGATGGTCGAAACGTCCGCAACTTCCATTGAGCGGGCTTCGGAACCCACCGAAATGACGCGGGTGCCATGGTTGAAAGATGAAGTGGCCATTAAGTGTCTCCAAAACCCGTTCTAAAGGGCGCTTAAAACCGTCTTGGAGAGAATAATCAGGCCATAAAACAAAACGCCCCTGACAGTGTCAGGGGCGGTCAGGGACTGATCCGATCAGAAGGTCGGTGGCATATTAGGCAGAATATTCGCATTCGCCAAGATCATTGTCATAACCTAGCGCAAAGGCCGGGTTGGCTGGGCAAAGCAAAAGCCGCCCGGAAGCGGCGGTTGTGAGCAAAATTGGGGTTGTTCGCTGGTAAATGCAGTGAGCTTGATTGCGGGCATAATTCACCTCTCGAAAGAGGCACATCATGCGCCGAGCCTTTTTGTATCAGACGATCCGCCGCTGATCAAACGAACGCGCGAACGGCACGCGCTGCCAGCGCTTCTCGGTGGTGATGTTCACCCATATACCCCAAATGCCGATCCTGACACGCCGAAATACTCGCATCGTCTCGCGCAGAAGCCGCGAGGGGAGTGTCGGCCGCACATAGGTCTGTTTGCGTTCGGCGTTGAGCGTGCTTGTCAGTCCGGCCTGCCGGCACAGCGCCGGGGTGCATTGATAAATCACCAACTGTTCGAATATCCCGAAGGCCGGATTGAAAAGGAAATGGTCGATCGGAGCCGATACCTTTTCCATCTTCGCGACAATGCGTTTGGCGGCGTCTCGCGACACGATATAGCCAGCGGAAAGAATATGGGTGCTGTGCAGGCGTGCAATGGAATACTGCGATTCCGAACAGGCAACGGGCCTGTCAATAAGCACCTTCTTGCCCTGCGTTTCGATTTTCACAATATCCGCATCGCGCGGAATCCAGTCTGACCGCGTCAGAAGGTCGGCGGCGTCGTCGGCGAAGGCGATATCGTCCTCAACGACAATGGCGAAAGGCTCGCTTCCTGCCGCGATGGCCTCCAGGCAACGCCGATGACTGAAGAAGCAGCCAATTTCGGCTGGCGTCAGGCCGGGTTTCCAGCGCCGGTCAGGCGCCGACGCGGCTGCAATTTCCGAAGCCGATAGCGCGCGGCCATCGAAAGCGCTGATGCGTTCAAATTCGATGCCCAACCGCGCGAACTGATGCGCCATATGTGTGAGACGATCCTCGGACCGATCGAGATTAATCAGATAGCATTTCATGCGAGACCCCAAGAGCATCAACTCATAAGGGTGTCTCAACCGGGCGTCAATCAGGCAGGAAGGGTTCTGCTTACCACATCGCGTCGATGTCCTCAGGCGAAAGTCCGAACATCGCTCCAATTTCGTCGATCAGTGGATCGAGCCGGCTGAATTCGGTAGGATATTCCCACGCATTCAGCGTTTTTGCTCGCAATTTTGGGTCTGAAATCCGATTGATCTGCGCCGTCACATCTTCCGGCATGATATTGTTATCGATCAGTCTATCGCGAAATTCGCGGGGCGTCCGCGTCGGCATCATGGCCCGCTTTTCTGCCGCCGTCAGCTCTGGCGGCGGAACGTATGGGGCAATGGGACCATGAACGCCGTCTTGCAATTCGCGCCACAGCTTCATTCCGTAGGGCGTATCGGTACGATGCCCGACTGCATAGGGAAGCTTTCCCATGCCTTCCACGGTCACGTCGCACACAATCGAGAAATGATCCGCATCATGCCAACGCGGATTTTCTACCTTCGTGAAAACAATTTCGTCCATCAGATTACCTTCGCGCACAGGACAAGGTTGCCATAGTTCCCTTGCGGGTATGGATTGACGTTCGTATGACCGAGCAGTCTCCACGCCCCATCGGCACTGAACGTGCTCTGAATGGTTACGCGGTCATTGTTCGATCCACCGACTGTCAAGCTGGCATAGGCCAAATCCGCACCGTTAATTACATCGTTGGGATTGAATTGCATGCCGGGGCGAATACGCATCAATGACAGCCGACCAGCATAGCAAAGCTCGCGCACCTGCTGGATAGCATGTGCATACGCCCTGTCGTTGGCATAATCGTTGGCACGCTTCTCGATTTGAGCGTTGATCGCTTGAAAAGCATATCGAGAACCCCAACCCGCCCAAATGGAGCCTTCTACGTTGCCATCAATGTGTAGAGTGGCATTGCCATTCGCCGCATAAACCGCTCCTCCTGAATAGCTCGCGCCTGGTGCCAGGAATGACCCATCCGTTTGGAAGCGGAACTCTTGGCCATTCACCCATGCATAAGCTGCGCCGTTTGCTCGTTGCCCGAACTCGGAATACCAGTTCTGATCGCGGGTGTGAAAGTTGATCCAACTATCACCGTCACCAGTGTTACGGAATACTCCGCGTTGGGATCCTTCACCGGAAACCGTGAGAATACCTTGTATCGTTCCGCCGACGAGTTTGAGATAGCGCCCATCAAAAAATGCCTGAAGTGCCGCCTTGATATTCCCCCATGTCGTTTTGAACATGGTTGAGCCACCGGCAAGAACTCCGCCGAGAAAATCGCCATCGTCTGGCGTTTCCTTGCTATTAGCACCGGCCATCGCTGCGCCAACGGTTGCTGTCGTTGTCAGGGCTGGCAGTTGCCCGCTTGGAACCTTGCCGGTGCTGTCCAGGCTGGCAACGCCATTTGCCTGCCCCTTGTCTGCTGTGCCGAGGGCATCAAGATTGGAGCGGCCCTGTGCTTTTTGGGCGAGGGTGAATGGCTGTGCGGCATCGACACGCAAACGGAAGCCAAGCGCCGTACTGACGGTCCCTGCAAAATTAGGATCATTGCCGAGTGCGTCGGCCAGTTCCTTCAAGGTATCGAGGGCCGTGCCGGAACCGTTGACCAAACCGTCAACCGCCTGCCGGATAGCGTCGGCCACCTCATCCGCCGTCATGCCATCCGAAATACCGTAGCCTGCAAGGGTCGTGGGCCTTCCAGTCAGTTCACCAAAAGCGTGCTCATGCGCAAGATAGGAGTCTTCAAACGCCTTGATCTTGCTGTCCACACCATCGAAGGCCGAAGCCGTCTTGGTCATTTCGATGATCTGCGAATCCCCATAAGGGTTGGGCAAATCCCACTGATAATTTGTCGTTTTCGCCATCTATCACACCTTTGAGAGCAACATGCGCATTCCGCTGATTTCCGGGCGCGCGGCTGGCGTGCCCGTAAGAACGATCTTGGTTTGCGCATCGAGGTTTTCTGCCGGATAGGCCGAACGAATGTAGGTCTGTTCGACAACCCCATCGCCAAGCGGAACCGCGCTGGAAACGCTGACCTGCTCATAATTCCCCGGCATCCCGATATGAACCTGAACGCCTGCCCCTGCGGGCAACAGAGCGTCGAATGTGACAAGCACATTGTTGGCGTCGGCCGCATCGATTGCCCGCGTATAGTAATCGCCGGTCGGCTGAAGCTCGCCTTCGATGATCTGCACGTCAGGAAAAAGGAACGGTGTCACGATTTCCGTCCCGCGCAACACCGCTTCGACCTGAATGGTCTCATTCTGGATATATTCATCGAAGCGGATGGTCTGCGACGGAGAAGAAATAATGACTTCACCATTCGGCCTGGCCAGCCTGATTGCCACGTCAACGGACGGATCGGGATATTCCACACCAGCCCGCACGATAACATCTGACATTTTCGTGGCCTTGAAAGCCCCGATCGGGACGACCTTTTCAACCGGCTCAAACCGGCAGCCAAGAAGCTCAAACCACAGGTCAGCTTCATTATGGACCGTCCATGTTGAGGCATTGGACGACGACAGAAGTACACCGATGGTAAAAGGCTGTTCGGAAATAATGGCATTCGTATCGAGGTCGATCTTGCCAATTTCTGCCACGAACAGAGAATGTTCGGCATCATCGGTCAAGACCACAACGGAATATTCCCGGCCACCCGGAATAAACACCGGATATTTGAACCGAGCCGTAAAGATTCCCCCCTCATGCAAGTCAGTCCCCGGCACAAAGGCTTCCGCAATCACGGTAGAGGTCGGCAAGCCCACCTCGACCGTCCTGATCTGCACCAGAATGGAGTTAGACGGTGCGCCGACCTTCGCGCACATGAGGCGGATACCAGACAAACACCAGGCCCGTGCCAGCGTGAAGGTTTGTGCCAACGGATCATGACCCGCTCCGCCATCGCTACCCGTATCTCGCCGAACCGGCTGTGCATTATTGACGTTCGTGATGTTGTTGGTGACGTTGGTTACATTGGTGACGTTGTTGATGACGGTATTGTTGATAACCGGCTGCGGCAGCGTATCCGTGGTCGTTTCCATGGATGACGTTAGCCGGTATTCTTCAACCGTGATCGAACCGCGCGCCACATAACCGCATCCGGCAACCGTGCCAGCCGACCCTTCAAAGAAGATCGACTTCGAACCAGTCGGCACATTGGCCGGGATGGTGAAGCTTCCGGTAATGACGCCATTTTCATCAGCGGGACCAGAAACGGTAGGCGTAACCTCAACCCCGTCGAAATCGACATAGATCAATGTTTCGGCTTCAATGAAGCCTTCCAGCCGGAACTTTAATTCGCGGGTGCGAATGAATTCCGCCTGCACGATATGTTCGCCGATCTTCTCCACACGCTGTTCGAGCGATATGCCAGTGATGAAATCACCTTCATCCGCTTCAAAAGCCTGTGTTGCGGGCGAAGTCCATGTTGTCTGCCGGTCGGTCCAGATATCAGTTGACGGCTCCACACTTGCTCGTCCCGGCATCGGCGTGAATGTCTGGTACGGATTGATCTTCTTGAAACCACTGCGCTTGGTCTGGCTGATAACAGCCACTTCCGTGAAATCCAGATGATGGATGCCGACAAGGGCGGGGAACTCATGCAGCCTTGGCGTGATTGGCAGGCGCATCTTGCCGCCGAAGACCGCAGCCGTTTGTGCAATACCCTGATCGCGCATGGCGTCATTGCGCAGCGGATCGACAAACAGCCCCCGCTTGGCACCCACATCGCGGGCGGAAACATCATTCTTAAGGCGCTCCTGCGCGACAAGATCGTACACATCGATCAGCATCCGCCGCATGTCCTGAATTTGGTCATAGGGCATATTGCGGGTGCCGGTCTGCTCAACGATGGGCTTGCGGCCCCAATCATTGCCGATCCGGGCAAGCTCAATCATCGCTTCCGAAATGACCGGAGGGCGCGGGCGCGATACGGCAGAAACCCCCGTGACATAAACCATTGCCCCAGACATATCCATGCACACGGCATCAATACGCGGTAGCTTGTAGGCATAGTCGATCAGGACATTTGTGTCTTTCGCAGCCCCCGTCACCTTCACGGTATCGCGCGTCACCGCATCCGGTTCCACGTTTTCATTGTAGCGATACTTGACCGTATAGGAGCTGCCGGGGGAAGGCTCCTTGCCCGATGGCGACCAGTCGATCTGCCCCTGCGAAAGCAGGAAATCCGCTGGCGCCGTATAGACCGTGGAGCCTTGTTTGATTTCAAGGATTGCGGTCACGGATGAATGCTGAAGCGGATCAACCGCCCCGGTATAGGGGCCATGCAGTACGCTTTCGGCCGTTTCCTTTTCAATCGTCACCCGACGCACGGAGCTTATGGGGGATTTGGAGACGGTAAAGGTCTGTGTCCCACCCGTTGCCACCGTGAATGGATGCGGTTCGGCATCCACATTGCGAAGATCAGGCTTTTCATCCACATCAAAGCGCATGGCCTGGCGGCGCACAATACGGCGACCATTCACATAGGCCGTGCCTTCAGACACGGAAAACACCTGTTTGCCATCACCATCCGGGCCAATGCCGGTGATAAGAAACCCGTTATTGACAAAGGAACCATTGCTTTCACCGGAATATATTTCGATAGCCTTGTAGATTTCCGAGAAATCAATGTTGGTGGATGTGGTGAGAATGACGCCATCGCGCACCTGAAATATCGACAATAACGGATCTGGACTGCCGTCAAGCGAGTATCCCCAAGTGACCGTGATCTCGACGCGGGCCGGTCCTTCTTCCATATAGGCTTCGGTGCCTGGAATGGAGCCTTTCAGGCTTGCATCCTCGACATCATCGACTAGGCGCTCACTGGAGCGAACGCCGATAGTCAGGTCGCCCTTGCTCGGCAGCACAAAAGCTGCCGCATCCACGTCATGCACGATGCCAGCAATGTAGATTGGGCAAGCTGGAAGATGGACGCGGATATGATCCTCATCGGCTTCTTCGACAACAGGGTACTGGCCGTCCATGATCCGGCCATCCTGCAAGATATAGTCCAGCCCGCGCCGCGTATGGTCGAGCGCGCACGACTGCATTTCATTGAGATCAGCAGATTGCAAATAAAGACCCTGACCGTCACGGCCAAAATCCTGATAGGCAATCGCGTGCTGACGGCGCGAGCGTTCGTATCGGTCGCTGAAGCCGGGCCGCTTGATGATGCTGCTCATATGGAACGCCTCACGTGGTCACGATGTAGTTGAAGGACTGGCCGATAGAGCCGTCTCGAATAATCGGCGGGAAACGGTCGGTTTCGATCATAGTGCCGAAACTGGTCACATTGGCCTTGGGAATATATGTCTGGCCTGCCGGTACGGATGTTGCGAGCTTGGTGCCGACGAAAATACCCGTTTCGCGCAGGGTCGTTCCTTGCGCATCGGCAAGATCAAGCTGAAAACTCACAAACAAATGAGCCGTTGGCGTGTCGCTTTTTTTGTAGCGTGCACCGTCTGCCATCGCGATAGATCCCGTTGGATCTGGAGCAACGAAATATTTATCTCGCACACTGGTAACGCCCACTATATCGGCCAGGTCAGTCAGTCCCGACAAGGCCGCGTCCTGCGCAGCTTGTTCTGCCGGTGTGGCTGGTGGCGGCACACTATCCCAAGTAGCATCGCCCTGACCAACGGCAAGGAAAAATGTCATGTCGTAGAGCGATTGTGCCAACACAATACGCCCGCCTTGAGTGAAGACAGCCATCAGGTAATTCTCTTTTGGACACGCGGCACCGGAGCGCCAAACGGTTGGTGGACGAAGGGCGCGTTCTGGAAAGGAACGGTTGCCGGGTTTTGGTAATCGACGTGGATCGCGGCAGTTGAGGCGAAACGCGCAGATGTCTGGCTCACAGGAACCTGCGCATCCACTGTGCGCACCATCAGGATATGTTGACTGTCGAGGACGACGATATCCTCCGGCGAAGCGTCAACAATCACCTTGTTATTGACCCGCAGCGACAATACAGGCTCACCGGGAGCGCGGCGGATGCCGGACCAGTTATTGAGATAGGCACCGCCATTCAGGCGATGGGTATTGAGGCGGAATGCCCGCACATCCCAACCAGCCGTGACGCGGGCAAACTCCGAACGGAGCGGTTTTGAAGCCTTCACAAGCTTCGTCATCGGCGTGACGAAATCGGTGTTTCTCACTTCAAAGGGCAAGTGAACCTGAAACCACCACCACTTACGCGCCTTGACCGGGAATTCCTCAATATCACCGTCATGGTTGATCCAGCCAAGGGCCTTATGTAGTGCGGCGGATGTGCCGATGATGCGCTGCCATTGAATACCTGCTCTCAAAATTTCGCGCGGGTCGCGCAGATAGTCCTCAATTTCCGTCAACCCATATTCCGCGATCAGATACGGCACTATTCTGTCGGGCGGATTGAACTTGAAGGCGTGTAGCGCCTCGATCGACGGAACAAGCTCCGGCCCCCGGTCCAGAGATTCGGACATGGCCCGTTCGTATCGGTTGGCGTTCTGCGGCTGGTGGTGATGACGCTCGATCAATAGTCACGCCCCATGTACTGAAGCTCTATTTTATCGAGCGCAATTGCGGTGCCTGGAGCGGCAATCACCGACACGGCAGGCTCCAGCAATTCGATCCTTTTGACGCCCGGCGCGTGCAACTTGCCTTCGATCCATGACCGCTCCAGATCGAAACCAATCCCGGTTTCCTTTGCCCAGGCATCGCGCAGGCCGTTTTCCAGATAGGTTTCATTGACAACCGAGGATGCAGCCGGAAGCAGCCAGTAATTGGCCTTGATGGAAACGATCTGCGTCACGGCAGGCTCAACAATCAGCGTGTCGTTGAGGAGGCGCACCGTGTCGCTCTGTACCTCGGCGCTGACAGCATCGAGCATGGCCTGATCGGGAATGCCGCCGTTAACGCTGGACAGAACCGCAATATGGATGATCGGCCAGAAAGGTTCGCGATAGACGGCAACGTCACGAATGCGCACATCCGTGCGGCGCGCTGCCGCCGCGTACCAATAGGCCGAGCCACCGGGCGAGCGCGCCTTGATCGAAAGCGCCGTCCGCTCACGCAGGGCATCGTCCAGCTCGCCGGGCAGACGGAACACGTCATAGAAGGCGGCAACGTGGTCCAGGTCTGTCCCCATCGCAAAAGGCAACAGATTGGAGGCGGCGGCATCGTTGATGGCGGCGCGCAGGCCGGTTTCACGACCAGCGTTAATCTCGTGCTGAATGACAGCAGGGTCATAAGCTGTCCGATCGACATCGTAATCGACACCATAAGCCGCCGAGCGCTCCTTGAAATCCAGCAATGTGGTTTCAACGATCGCTTCCGCATCGAGCGGCTTGATCATTTCCGGCTTTGGCAAGCCCTCAAACACGCTGATGGCGCTCATAGGATAGCTCCTGTCTGGTCGAGCCGCGCCGATTTGCGTTCCTGAAGGGAATAATCGCCGAGGTGGCCGCGCGGGTAAAAAATGCCATCGAGGAGGAACACGAACCGACCCGAAGGACCGTATTCCACCATCTCGATTGTCTGGAGGCTGAAGCCGGGTTCTCCGCTGACAGGATCGTTCAACGCCTCGGCAATCGACATATAGACCTTGAAGATGGTCATGGCGTCGGCGTTCTGGTCCTGCATTTCAGGGACGAGCGAACCGATATAGGCGCGCAACATACGGGTACGAAAACGCGTAGTCAGGCATTTGCCGATCGACTGGACGCAATGCGCCCAGCCGGTCAGGAGCTTGCCTGTTTGAGCGTCGATACCCGTTCGCATGGTCAAGCCTTCTTCGGCTTGCCAGCTGCAGGGTCCGCTTCCGCGACCGTACCGGGCCGTCTGATCTCTCCCGCGATCAGCGGATAATATGCCTGATCCTCGGTCAAGCTGATCGGCTTGCCAGCGCCGGGGTTGCGTTCACCGGCGACGAACGTTCCGGCCTTTTCAGTCACTTCAAACTTGTTTTTAATGCCCATCTAAAGGCCCTTTCATTCGTTGGGTTCTCTGGTGTTGCTGCCACCACGCTCGACGCCGCCGTGGGTGTGGGTGTCACCGACATTCTTCTCGTTGTGCTTGAGCGCATTGCTTTTGAAGATGATTTCAGACGCTTCGATCGTTGCGACCCCATCCGCGAAACGCAGGGCACAGCCGCCGTGCGCAATCGCCAGTTCGCCATTCTTGGCCGGGCTCTTCGCGTCATCAGTGTAGCCGTCGCGGATGGCGATCGACTGACTGCCAAACTCGCCATTGGGCGAAAACAGGCGGATCGGATCACCGATCGCGACCGGAAAATGTGTGCCGGTCGATCCTGCAGCCTCCTGCACCTGCACCCACGGCGAAAGAAACGGCTTGCCAGTGCGGCTATCTTCAGGCTGCAACTCAAGCCGCACGCGGTCGCCATCGACGGCGACAACCTTGCCGGTCATGTGCGAAGCCGCAAGGCGGCGCTCCAGATCATCGATCGACTTACGCAGGGACAACAACTCTCTGACAATAATGTCGGTCATGGCCGCACCTCGACCAGCTCGTCATTGATGTAGAGTTCGGAGAAGACAACGCCGTCCTGGTCGAAAATATTCTGGCCGAGCTGGTGCAGCTCTTGCGTCCACTCGACGGCGATAATCGACACGCCCCGTGCCTTGATCGCCGCCGAAATAACCGGCTGAATGGAAACAGCCTGCGGGGTGCCGAGCTTGAAAAGCCCGAACATCTGGCTGGTGTGCAGGGACACGGCAATGGCTTCCGCGATCGCCCAGGCTTGTTCGTCGCGGTCCTTGCCATCCGTGACAGCGAAGGCCGCGCAAGACATTGTCCCTTCCGCCTGACCGGACCCGGTATGCTTGAGCTTCCCATGCAGCAAACCGACACGAACGCCGGGTGTGCGAATGCTGGTCGTCTCCAATTCGTCCAGGTTGAAGCGACCGAACTGCGATTCACATTCGCGCAATTCCGGCAACGCCTTCTTGATGGTGTCGACAACGGCAGCGCGGAACTCATTGATGCGTGACTGGCGCTTGTTCATTGGACAAGCCTTTTTATCCAGTCTTCAGCCGCATCGACTATCTCGGTCTGATTGGCCGGCGACAGGCCAAGATAGCGACGGGCCGGGATGGTGACGCTTTGAACCAGGCGCATCATATTGCCGATCATGAAGGCGAGCGCCTTGGCGGTCTTGGGCCGGATCGTGCCGCCCAACTGGTGGATGCGCGCATAAACGAGCGCCGAGCCGATCATGACGCTATCGGGTGTCGCAATATAGTCGATCGAGCGGGACAGCGCGCCGGTCCGATAAAGAGTGCTGGTGCGCGTGATGTTCGGTTTCCATGCCGCACCTTCGGGCGAGCGCTTCTCTTCCTCGATGCGGCTCCGGGTCTGTTCCTGGACGAGCCTGCCGATGCCCTCCGAAAGTTCCTGCCTCGGTGCATGGGCGATCCCATCGACCAGGCTCAACGCGGCTTCAAGGCCGGTCTCGCGGATTTCAAGCGCAACGCCGCTCATGGTAGCGTCCTCCGCGAGAACACGCGGGAATTGGCCGAGAACGCAGCGCCACCGGCTGAACTGCCGGGATCGGTGGAAACACGCGGCTCGTCAGCGCCAAGGCCAGCCTTGCCATCCGCGATGCGCTGCAGCAGCTCACGCGCCCACTTGTAGCGATCCTCGATCGTGTTGGTGAGCGCGGAATGCCGGTTCGCCAGCTTATAGACGGCGATATCGGCGGTAGGCGACTTCAGGACGCCCGGCGCGGAAGGAAGCGGCAGCGGATAGCGCGCCGACAAATAGACATCAACTTCCTTGCTGGCGATATCGAGCGCGGACAGAATCGAGGCATCGGCATCCACACCTTCAGGCAGGATGTCGCCGACGAACTCGACGCCCCAAAGCTCCTCGATGTCTGCCCGCGTTGCGTAAATCATGGTCCTGCCTTCGAAATTGGTGGGGGTGTTTGCACTTCGCTGACGCTGGCCGCCCCCTGCGGCCCATTCCTCAAGAGGATGAAACTCAAATCGCGCCGATGGCTTCCAGTTCGTCGAAAACGTCGTCTTCTTCATCAATCGGCAGGCGGGCACCCGGCTTGTAAGTCTTGTCATCCAGGCGGATTTCGCAGCGGGCAACCGGGACGTTTGCTTCCAACCGTGCCAATGCTTCCGCCTCGGCTTTGGCCCGACCAGCTTCCTGCAAGGCTTTTGCCTCGGCTTCTGCTTTCGCCTTGGCTGCTGCAGCTTCCGCCTCAGCGTTTGCCTTGGCGGGGGCGTCATTGTCGCCGCTCTTATTCTGGTTTTCGTTTGGCTTGCTCATGTCTCTTTCCCTCAAGCAGATGGTCGGCCTGGATGGCCGACCGTTTGAAACGACCGGCTCGCCGATCAGATGGGATTGGTGATGATGACGCCCACGTCCTTGGCGCAGATCAGTTCCTTGACGCGCTCGCCCACCCGGATGCGCTCGCCACCTTCAAGGCCGATATCGGGGTCTTCGATCGAACCGGAAATGCGGTTGCCGTATTCAGCCGTAAAGCCGAAGGTGACGTTATAATCCGTGCTTGACCGCTTGGCGGTGTCGACGAAATTAAGCTGGATAGAGTTGCCCCACACACGTTCAAGGCGCGGTTCCTGCCCCTTGCGGGTGGTGTTAAGCAGCGCTTCACCGATCAGGATGCTTTCGGGCGACAACTCAAAAAGTTCTGCAAACTGCGCCTTGGTGATTGCACCGTCCTCGGTCAACCCGCCCTTGACCGCCTTGATCAGACGCGGGTGGCGCTTCAGCTTGCTCCAGACGGCAAAGCCCATAGAAATGCGGTTCGGACGATAAACAAGCGTCTTTCCCATCGCGTCATCAATGACACCATAAGGGTCCGAATTGGTGTAGTCCGAGAACTTGGCCGTGCCCGCGAGCGCTATGCGCTTGTCGGCAGCATAATTGTTCGGGTTCTGCATCAGGCGAGCCACACGCACTTCGCGGTCAAGCTCGATCAGATTGGTCAAGCCCTCGACAGCCGAGGCACGAGGATCGAAGGTGGACCGCTTTTCAGCGCGGGCGCGGGCTGCAGCCTTAATGTCCGAATGCGGAATCGCATCGTCCAGGCCGTAGTCTTCGACAGCCGAGCTTTCTTCGTCTGCCGAGAATTCAACCTGATTGACTTGGCCCTTGCGACCGACACGGGTTTCAGGGACGGTGAAGCCTTCCGAAAGCGGAAACTTCATCCACATGAACTGTTCGGACAGAACTTCAAGAGGCGGGAGAACACGACGCCCGATCAGGGTATGCGCCGGGTTACGATAGCCGATCGCAATGGCGGTCAGCGTGGGATCAATAGGAAATGGGCGCTTCATGAGCTTTCCTCAAAACGGTTGTGATCGGCCAGCGCCGGTTGACGCTGGCGCGGTTACGGTCAGGCTGCGCCGATGCAGCCGGGCGCGAAGAGGTACGGCACGATGTCGTTTTCGTCGGCATCCAGCATGGCAAATCCGATGATGCGCACGAGCTTGCCCGCAGCAGGCTCCGCCTTGACGGCGCGGCCCTGCGCGTCGGAAGTCAGAGGGTCGCCGAATGCGAAAGTTCCGCCTGCACGCACTTCACCGTGCCCGCCCTGGATAACGTCAAGCATTCCATCCGCAGGCGCGCCCATGCTGTCTGCAGCACCGATCAGCGGATCGGTCTCGGACGTGGCAACCGCAACGCCGTCCACACCGGCCTTGACGATCAGATAGCCTGCAACAGCGGCAAGGGCGCGGAAGCTCTTGATGAAAGTGGGGGTCACTGGCGCTTCTCCTTCACATGAGCCACGGCATCGGAGATCGAAACCGTGATGCCCTGCGCGGCCTTTTCGTTGACGTAGGCGCGGGCCTCGTTGGCGAGAGCGACCGGATCAAGATCGGCTTCTGCCGTAATTTCCGGCTGCTTGCCGTCAAGGTTCGACGGCGCTGCAATGACGGGCAGCGTCTTCACCAGGGCGTTGAATTTATCGAGACCGCCATCGAGCGAACACATGGCGCGATAGGTTTCGCGGGTGGCGGGCGTGATCTTGCCCGCCTGGGAAGCAGCATCAAGCGCAAGATCAATTTCGCGCTCGGCGTTCTTTTCCTGAAGCTGCGCAAGCGCGGTCTTCGTTTCGGTCAGTTCGGTACGAAGTGACGACAATTCCGCCGCGCCGCCATTTTGAACAGCAGCGAGAGCGGTTGCCGTATCTTCCTGCAGCTTGGCGATGGCGGCGGTGATTTCCGCCTGACCGCCCTTGTCATCGATCTTGAGCGCCTGGCATAACGCCTTGCGCTCGCCGTCACGCGTGGCAATCGCGGAAAGGATGGCGGCTTCGTCTGCCGCTTCCGCGAGACCAAGCGCCTTGGCAATGGTCTTCAGCATGTATGTCTCCTGTTGTGAGTGTTGGTCTGGCTGCTCGTGGGCAAGCGCCGTCATGACGAGCGCCGGTCGGTTGACGAGGCCGGCACCGTTCAGGCGCGTGATGACGCCCTCACGGGTGTGGTTGAAATCGGGAGAAATGAAGCGGTATTCGCGATTGACGATCTGCCGGGCAGCTTTCGCAACCCATTCGACGCGGCCCCATACACCGCCGCCACGCTCCTCCAGCTCGACAATCCAGCCAGCGGCAGGCGCTTCCTCGCCCTTCGGGGCCTTGTGAGCCTGGGCATGTTCGTAATCGATTGCGAGCGGGCCGTTGTTCGCAGCGAAGGCAGCAAGCACGCGGCTCGGCTCAAGCGTCCATGCGCGACCGTCGCGGGCCTTGATCTGCGGGCCAGCCGGAAAAAGCTCGATCCACTCCGGCGCGGTGCTGCCAGAGCTTGCGAGATCGGTTTGAAAAATAGCTGTTGCGGTCGCGTTCATCATGAGCGACAAAGTGGCGTGTTCGCCGCTCGATAGCGCCCCTGACAGTGTCAGGCGAAATGACTACCGGCCTGAAGCCGCAATCACACTCTCACATATAAACATAGAACCGTTTTTGAGGCACCTTAAAAGCCCCTGTGCGCGCATTTTATCTTGGGAGCAAGAATGGTGCATCCGAGGGGTTCATGCGCGTCAGTGGCGCGTTTTTCCGCCCGGTTGTTTTTTCTGCGGATATGGCCCATATTGGTGACGGGTGCGAGCCATTCACGTTTAACCGGGACGGCGAGCAGCTGGCCCCGTGAGGAATTGACGGTCCTCCGCACCCGATCACTCTATAAGCGTTCCCTTCTTCTTTGCCGCCCGTATGAACGAACGGGCGTCCTTCTCGCTTTTGCGGTGAAGGCTGACCAGCCACCATTCAAGCCCGTCATTGGCTGACTTCACCACAGTGCGCCACCATGTCCCGGCAACCGCGCCCACGAAAGCAGCGGACTGCCCCCGACGAATGACGGCTGCAGGATCTCGCAGCACGCCGATCGCCGCCCGGAAATCATCGGTGGCAAGATTGCGCGCCGCATGTTCATCAATGATGTGCCGTACGCTATCGTCGGAAAGCTTCACAAGCGCCGTCCTGGCACCGAAAGCTTCGACAACAGATTGACCGATCTGCGCGACCGGCAAAGCCGCGCCTTTCTGAAGATAACCTTTCGCCAACGCATCCATGAGCGGCGAACCGACAATATCAGTTACGGCAATGCTCTGGCGCTGTGGCGGCATGGCGTCCACCTTGCCGTACAGAAACTCACTCACATTGCGCCCACGCGTCTTGCCTGGATTGGTTTCCCAACCCGGATCGATCCCTTCCGGCACCATCGTCGTTTGACCTGTCCGCTTGTTGCGCCATTCCTTCATGACGACAACAGGCGGTTCCTGGCCTTCCTTCCAGCCAAGGCGCTCGGCCTCGCGTTGGGTAATCTGGCGGATGCGGCATTTGCAGCCCCAACCGTTGGGAGGGTAATGCGTATCCCAAAACGGATGATCGACGGGCAGGACAATGCCAACCCATGTTTCATGTTCGGGCCGACGCTCGACGGATACGGAAAGCAGATAGACCAGGAACGGCAGGAAGCGCTTGTTGCGCACTGTCTTTTCCCATTCGCCTGCGGCATGGGCCGACCGGATATTTGACCAGTAGATGGTGCGCAGCCTTCGCGGACTGCCGAGCTGCACCACTTTCGGGACGCCGTCTTGCGGATCGACCGCGATCTTTCTGCCCCACCAGCCTTTTTGCTGAAGGATCGGCGTGAGCTGGTCGCGGAAATGTTCGAACGGCAACTGGTCGCGGATCGACTCGGCCATCGCGGCACGAATATCGTCCAGAATATCGAAGCCCGCGGACTTGGCGACCGTCCACGAATAGGCATGTTCCTCCGGCGCGATATCGCGCCAGTCGAATGTCGGCTTCGATTTCTTGGCATCGAAATAGCGAACAACCTCGGCGGGCGCGGTCTTGAACAGGTCGAAGTTATCCGCCACAGATCAAATCTCCGCGCCGCTATCGCCCAGGCCGCGCGCGATCATGGTGAGCTTCGCCAGCCGGTCGGCCAAAGGCCCGGCGTCCATCTTGGCGGCAAGATCATCAAGCCCGGCCTCAATATCGGCGTAGGATTCAGCTCGCGCAAAGAGCGCCTTAATGGGCTTCAAAAGCGGGTCGAGCTGCGCTTCCCAATTCTCAAGGCCGGTGTCGGCAAGGATGTCCAGCTCGTCGCGCTCGTCTGCGGCCAGCGCATGATAACCGCCGCAATGCGGACAGGCCGGGCGCATCGCCTGCGCCTTGGCCGGTCTTTCCTGATCGTCGTCAAGCTCCGGGTCAGGTTTCAGCTCGGCAGGCGGCTGCTTGTCTGGCGTCTTGACAACATACAAGAGTTTTTCGCCATCTTCCGGTTCATCGAAACCGATGCGCTGGCGAACCTTCGGCATACTGACTTCAAGCCCCAGCCGCACAAGCTTGTCGATGACTTCGGCCAGCGCCTTGATGTCTTCACTCTCGGCAAAGGGCAGCACCACAGTTGGATAAGCTTCCTGCGGCCCGAAATTCAGGTCCACAAACGGACGCACTAGATCGCGGTTGATCGTAACCGAAATCTGTCGGGCATCGGCCTTGCCGATATCGTGGCGCACATTCTCATGCACCTTGGCCTGCGCCATGGACGAACCGTCATCGCTGCTCATGGTCTGGCCGAGGACGCCCTTGGAAATCTGCTTGTCGAGATATTCCGCCTTGCCGGAAAACAGCCCGTTGCCCGATGAGCCATTCACCTCGATAAACTCGATCTCCATTTCCTTTGGAATGATCGCAGCCGCATCGGTGGAAATATCGCGCACGGCCTGAAGAAGCACGCGCCGGTCATCAAGGCTCGCCCCCTTGCCGAAGCGCCCGACGCGCAGCGGCATGCCGTAGACTTCCAGAAACGCCATCCAGTCCTTGAGCGCGTAGGACTTGAACATGAACGCCCAGGAGGCAAGCCGCGCAAGGCCGTTGCGGATCGGCACACCGGACTTGAGCTTCGGACGATGGATCGAGAACTTGTAGGGCGGCAGATCGGTGCCGTTGAGGTTGTCGGGGGATTTCAAGCGCAGCGTTCGCCCGTTCACGCGGTCGATGACAAAGAAGCGCGGATCGCGCCATTCAAAGCGTTCCGGCCACCATTCGCGCGCCTGCTGATCCCACATGGTTTCGACAACCGAATAGCCCTTGCCGAGACCATCTTGCAGATCATCAACATAGTCGTCCACAAATTCGGGCAGTTTGATAACCTTGCGCACCGCGTCCGCGATGAACTCATCGCGCTTATCCTTCGAAGCGGGAACGACCACCGGCTCAATACTGGTGATGGCAAGCTTGCGGGTACCGAGAACCGAGCGGTAATGAAGGTCGCGCTCCTCCATTTCTTCAGCCAGAACAAAGAAGCGGTCAGGATAGCCGTTCGCCGCCTGCCGCAAAATCTCGGCCATGGAAATCGGATCGAGACCGGACAGAATGGTTTCCGTCCAGATGTTGCGGACGCTGCCGGTGGTCGGTCCCGCGATCTCCTGTTTCAACATGCTGGTGGAAATGGGGTTGCCCCACTGGTCGATGATCCTCGGCATATCAGCCATCAGAACAGACCTCCTCTAACGCTCGGCAACAGACCGCCGCTGGCTGGCCGCGCAAACATGCCGCCGCCGCTCAATTCCTCGTCTGTTGCTTTCTGATACCCAAATTCTTCCAGGTCGGCCCGGCTGACATAATAGGCAAGCGCGCCTGCAATGGCGCTATCGCCGTGTCGATCGAAGCCGTCAGCGCCCTTACTGGTGTGACCTTCCGGCACTTTGATGATGCCATTGACATAGGCAAGCGACTGGTGATCGGCCAGAATGTCGGCATCCATCGGCAGCACGATCGTTTTGTCTGAAAACGCCATGGTGTAGGCTGGCATTTCGGTGCGATACCAGCTTTCCGAAAGCTTCACTTCGATAAAGCTGGCGCCATAGCGCTGCGCCGCCTTTTCCGCCAGATAGGCACCGTTGCCGGTCGCATCGAGCGCACCGCCGGTAAAGCGCGGCAGTCGATCGACAATGTAGAAAAGAATCTCGCGCTGCTGATCGAAAGGCACGTTGCGCAGCTCGATCGCAATGACAGCACGGCGAACCAGATCAAGCCCGATCTCCATGGGCATGAATATGGAAGCATCGCCCGTGCGACCGAAGTCACCGCCGAAGACATGCTGGCGGCGCAGATCGAGATTCTTCAAATGCGGCAGAAGCCGTGTCTCGCAAAACTCCAGCGTGACTTCGCTGCGTACATGATCGGGTTCGTTCTTGAATTCGTCCTTGCAGGCCCAGCGGATGACCGGAATGCCTTTTTCCATGCAATTTTCAATCATGATGCGGGTAAGCGCAGCGCCTTCCTGCTCGGCAGGAATGGCATCCAGCTCCTGTTTCATGGCGGCGGTACGCGGACCATAGGCGGCGCGAATTTTGCGTTCCCATTCCGCTTCCTTTTCCGCAGTCCATTCCTCGCCCTTCATGAAGCAAACGCGCTTGTAAAGCCCGTTCTTCACCGCATCCCCGAAGGTAATCTCGTGCACCTTGAACGGGTTTTTGCCTGCATACGCCTCTTTGATCAGCTCATTAAAGGGGTTCAAAACGCCGTTATGGGTCGAGATAACCCGGATTTTACCACCCCATATCAGAAGCGCGTTGACGGCATCGAGGACGGCACGCACGTCCTTGTGATAGGCCGCTTCGTCAATGACGACGACGCCCTGCAGACCGCGAATATTCTCCGGCCTGGATGACAGCGCCTCAACGCGAAAGCCGGAGGCAAACCGGATCAGATAGCCGGAAATATGCTTGGTGGTGCCGTCATCGCGATGATCGAGGTAGATAAATTCCTCTATCGCGCAAAGTTCCTTCGCCACGACCTGGGCGAAGTGCTTCACGTAGCCAATGAACTCGCGGCCCTTGTCCTTGGTGTCACCGATATAGAAAACGTTCTGCCCGCCCGCCGAGCGCTTGGCGGCTGCTATCAGCGTGCAGTCCAGCGCCTCGGCAAAGGTAATGCCGGTGCGTCGGCCTTTGGAAGCAACCTTCAGGTCGGATGGATCGGCAATCCATTCGGCCTGATGCTTCATGAGAACGCCTTCGGCCAGCGGATCGAGATCATCGGGAATGTCCGCACCACGCGGCAATTCCTCCGGCAGCATGTCCGGTGATTGCGGCAATACCGGATCGGTCCAGTTCATTTCCGGCAACTGCTTGCTCATGCTTCACCTGCAGGCTTCTTTTCTTCAGGCGTTTTCACGCCGAGGAAGTCACGGCGAAGCTGCGAAACCGCCGCAGCCGACAACCCGGCTTCCTTGGCGACTTTTTCCAGAACCTTTTCCGTTTTGGCTTCAAACTCTGCCTGGACCTTTTGGCGGCGCAAGGTGGAAACATTCTGTGCAGCAAGCGCGGACTGGAGTGCGCGGGCAAGCTCCATGGCCTCTTTCGGCGACATGCCGCCTTCACCTGCATCCTGCAGCAACTCAAAAATCAGCGTCTTGATCGCCTCTGCCGCGATCAAGGTCAGATCGTCGGATGCTTCGGCGTCAATGCGTTCTGATATCGTGGCGGCAATCTCGCGCGTCTGCTCCAGTCGGCGGGCCATAAGTGACAGCCGAACCGAATGCCGGTGAAACGATGAAAACGCCGGAATGTCGAAGGCGATGCCAAACTCGCCCTGAAGCGCAATCAGCTTAGTCCGGAACTCGGCATAGATATCAAGGAGCGACCGCTTGCGCGCTGCAAACTCCTGCGCCGCCCACGAAATGACAGGCTCGCATTCATCCGGTAGCAGGTCGATAGACGAAAGACGGCCCCTGCCGCGCGGCTTGGACATGATCAAGCACCCACACGCGAAGGGCGCTTCACGCCCTCGATGGCGATATGGCGATCAACATGGCGGCGGCCATGTTCGGTCAGCGTAGCGATCTTGACCGAACCGGCGTCAACGATACTGACGGCATCCATGTTCCGCAGGTACTCAAGCTGCTGGTGTATCCAGGCGCGCTCCTGGTGAATCGCAAAACGGGCCAGAACGGGTTCCAACAAGGACGACGACAGGCTTTCGTTCGTCTGTTCCGACAACGCCTTCAGGATAATGAGGCGCGCTTCCTCCCGAATGATCTTGGCATAATCCATTTCGATGCTCATTTCCTCGCCCCGGACATCAATACTTCGTTCATGCGTTCTGTCGCCGCCTGGATCGGCTTCAGCTTCTCATCCACCGTGTCGAAACGGCCATCAATGGAGTCGAGCCGACCGCTCAATTTCTCCATGAAAAGTTCCAGCTTATGGATCGTGCCGCTATCAGGCATATGCTTGATCTCGGCTTCGACGGCCTGAATGCGTCGGTCGTGCGCGGCCTGATCGGACTTGATCTTGCCGATCTCCTCCGCATTGCGGCGTGCCGGTGATGTCGCCCAGGAGTAGACGCCAGCAATCGCGTGACTGATCGAAACGGCAGCGGCAAGCCACGGCATCAACGGTGTCAAATCCATCACGTTCGTTTCCTTGTCGCCTGCCATCGTTCAAAACTTTCCTGACAATCCACACAGCGCCGGGCAGACGGCAGCGCCTCGCGCCGTTCCACCTCGATCTCTTCCCCGCACCGGATGCAATTAAGCGTTCCGGTTTGCTTCAGCGGTGCGCGAGCGGCGGCAATACCGGCATCCCGCTCCTGCTCGGCGCGCATGTCGGCCAGCTCGTGCGCGAAGTTGCCGATCTTCATTTCTTGGGGCGCTCCTGCGGAACCGGAACCGCATCAATAGCCGCAATAGCTGCGCCGCGCCGTTGCTCGCAGACGGCAAGTGCAGCACGATCCTTGCCCCATAGCGGCGTCAGTTCCTTTGCCGACAGTGCACGATCTGGAAGCGTGACGGGCGGATCGCAAGGCTTTCGTGCTTCTGACGGTACCTGCGCTCTGTTGAATTCAGTACGGAGGATTGGCGCGTCCACCGAGGAACTGGTTGTTGAGCAGCCGTGAACGATCGACATCGATGCCACTGCCAGGAGTGTCAGAAAGAGCCGCATTGGCATCCTCCAATTCATAAACCTTGTTGTTGAGACGGATGATTTCGGCCTGCGCCTTGTCTTGCGCGGCCTGGGCGGCTTTCATCTGTTCGATGATATTTTTCGCAGCCACTTCGTTGGCCTTCGCGATCTGTTCGCCCCAATGGGCGTCACGCGCCTGTTCAGCGACAGCAACAGCATCGCCGATTATGCCGCGAAACGTTCGCACGGCTGCGAAAGCAAGAACCGCCGCCAGAAATAACAGGAGGGCGAAAATGAGCAGCTGCGAAGACCGCTTGCCAAACCATGCAAATATAATGCCGATCATGGCTGGTCCTCGCGCCGATCGGCGAACAGAGCCTTTGCCTGCGCCCAATAATCGACAGACCCGAAGCCGCGATGGACGCCGAGAACGCCGACGATCAGCGCAACCATGGACGGAACCACAATGGGAGCGATTGCAACGGCCTGCTCGGAGCCAAAGGAGGCGGCGGCAACAAGAATGATGATGACGGTCCAGGCGAGGTAGAAACTGCCCCAAAGATAGCGACGGCTGGAAGTGTAGCCCGGTTCCTTGATCGGCTCACTCATTCCACGTCCTCCGGCATGAAGCGGTCCAGCGCGGCAGTGGTCTTTCGACCTACCAGACCATCCGCAACAAGACGATGGTCACGCTGGAAGGCGCGCACGGCCTGTTCAGTACCTGCGCCAAATACCCCGTCGATCGACATATGATAGAAACCGGCAGTGCGCAGCGCGCGCTGTACATTGGCAACGGACGGCCCGCGCATGCCGCGGCGCAGGATCGAATAATCCTGATCGCGACCGAGGATTTCGCCCTGAATTTCGGCGATGATGGTCTTGGCCTTCTTCAGATAGGTCGCGCGATCGGCAAGGCCATTCGTGCCACCATTGATACACTTGGTGGCGGCAAGAAGATCGTCACGGTCTGCGATTGCATTCAGTCCCTTGGCGGACCAAAAAAAGAACACCGCCCACGCGGCCCACGGCCATGTGGCGACCAGTTCGGGATTTCGCTCAAAATCGGGTGCATCGGGAATAAACTGGCGTATCCATCGCGTGAATTCGCGATAGTTGGCCCGGCCCGTCAACTGGATCGGGCTACGGCCCTTGAAACGCCTGCCATCCCCCGACTGCGTATTGCCAAGATCGGCGCGCCCTTCATAGGCAGCGCCGCTCGCATATTCCTCTATTGCGCAGAAGCCATCACTTTCATGCGCCAGCTGGGCGAGAAAATGGGCGATGCGCAGCGGAGTGGTGACTTCGAACCGGACGAGAAATTCCGGCAGCAACGGACCGAAGGCGGCAATAATTGCCTGCTGATCGGCAATCTTCTTGGCAGACACGCGGGGCGCGAGTGCTGCCAGAACCGTATGATTGATATGGGATGCGAGATTGTTGCGAGCGGCGAGCTGGTTCACATTTTTTATCCCGGCGACTTGATCCAAAAGCAAAAGTTGGATCAAATGTGCCAGCCGGAACCCGAAACCGGACGCCTGACAGTGTCAGGCAAATGTTAGAACAAGCTTCCCTGTTTCTGTTTGCGTATACGCTTGCGCGCCCGATAGGCCGAGCGCTCATGCATGCCTGCAGCAAGTGCCGCCTGTGGCGCTGTCATGCCTGCTTCAAGTGCCTTCACGAGCCGTTCGCGTGAAGTGGCATATTTCCCCATCGGGATAGTCAAACGGACACCGCTATTACCGACACAGAAATGTGCGCAGATTTTCTCGGCGGCTTCCTGCCCGACCAGTTCGACCAGCCAGTGGCCTTCTTTCGGTTGCAACGGCAAGTAGACCGTTATGCCGCCCTGCGCACGCACAATTGCCCAGGCAGCTTCCGTTCCGGCTACCTGGGCAATTTCTGCTAACACTTCTGGCAGGCTGGTTCTGGTCATGATCTCCGGTCCGATGGCCAGTTTCGTTTCAGGACGGTGACGACAGTTTCGCCACACAATAAGAGTTTCACTCTTTCGACCTTGACGCTGATTGCCTCCAGCTCCACGCCGTTGGCGGCAAGGCCCGCGATATGCCTGCGGACCACGTCCACGTCGAGACCATGTTCTCGCTCCAGATAGCGAAGTACGGCATGGTCAGTGACGCGGACGCTGTTCGTCATGGCCGTTCGGCCTTCCTGATGCGCCTGCCGAGTTCGTTCATGACAATCTGCCATTCTTTCGGCTTCAGATTGTTCAGGGTCGGTTTGCCGTCATAACCGCAGATCGACCATGCTGTTTCTGAAAGCAACACCCCGTTGGTCTGGCCTGTTTTCGTAAGCATCTGCCATTGCGCCAAAACGATCTGCCCATGAGGCTGGTTCGCCCAATCCGGTACAAACGGGTCTTTTGCCCAACTGACACCGGCTGCACGGTTGAGCCAGCGTTTCAGGCTTTCAATCGCCTTGTATCCGTCTGCCGGATCGTGCAAAAACCGCACATGGTCAAGCTTCGTCTGACGCTTGACGAAGGCAATCAGCGCCTCATCAGAACCGTTGGTGACAACACCAAGATTGTAACCGGCAATCCACAGTGCCTGAAGCTTTGCCGCAAACTTGCCCTCAAGGCGCTTTCGCTTGGCCTTTGAGGGACTTTTAACGGCAGGGTCAAAGCCCTTTTGTTTCAGGTCGTCTATCACCTTCAGCTTTTCCGCCTCGGACATTGCCCGAAGCGAAACCTTGCCGGTGACGCGGTGCAACATGCCGCGATAGGTGTCCTCATCAAGTCCGAGCTGGTTCTTGGCGATGTTGATCATGGCGGTGGCGCTCATTGTATCCCCGATCTCCCTCGATGATTTGCCAGCACATATTGCGGGATCAGGCTGGCGTATTGGATGGCATCGGCTTGTTTGGCGGGCGTATCCGGCAGATACTCGACAATCACCCGGCCCGTCACATTGGTGAGCGCGCGCAGTGCGTCCTCGGTGAATGCATCGTCCAGTTCTTCCATCAGCCGGTCGGCTATGTCCTTCTGGAGTTCGGTGAGCGGCTGAAGTTTCATTGCAACACCTCGTCGTCTCTGGTGACGATCAGCTCAACGCGCATAGCCGAGCCACACTTTGCATAAGCTGCGGGGCGCATTTCGTTCATAGCATCCAGCAATGCTTGCCGCGCCGTGGGATCGGATACGGAAGCCAGCAACTGCGCTTCCGCCATCACGATTGCTGTAGCGACAGAATTGATCATTGGTACGGCAAATTGACGCCCTGTATCATTGATCGCCGCATCAATGGCATCGCTGAAGGCAACAGTCTGGCGGGTGTGCTCTGCAAGGAATTTTTCATCTCTGGTTTTGGGAGCGCTCACAACAGTTCCTCATTCTTTTTTTTGCGCTCAACCCGCGCAACTCGGTGTTCGAGAGTAAGGCTGTAGCCGGTCGCCTGGGACCGCACGAGGTCATCGGTCGTTACAAGCTTGTCACCCACTCCATGTGGCTGTCCCAAATTCACATAATGATTGCCGCTGGCCCACACCCAAGCCTGGAACGGACCAGCATCAACGACCTTGCCGATACCGTCACCCAAATCCTCAACATCCCACCATAGGAAGTCCTGACCGTTATCTTCGAAATGAAAGCGGATCATGCCGCACCTACCTTGGCCCGCTGGCGCTCATGGTCAGCTTCGGCCGCTGCGATCAAGGCATCAAAACCTGCGTCAATATCATCGGTATATATCCAAGTGATGCGCCGGTAGCCGGGTCCGCTGACAAAGACACACTCATCAAGATAGCGACGGACTTCCCAATCACAGTAGAACAGATAGCCTTTTTCATTGCCGCACTGGATGGCGTCTAGGAAATCCTCATACGGTGGCAGCTCATCCTGCCCGACAAGCCTTTGCAGGGCCGGAAGCGCTTGAAGAAGAGGATGATCTGCATCGCGATCACTGATGAAGTCGATGAAATCCTCCAGCCATTCAGGAACCCGTTCGGTCATGAGGCCCTGCAATGGGTGAATTGCCAAGACATTCGCCTGGGCGTTAAAAAGGCGGTGCTGGCGTTCGGTCACTCGCATGCTATGCTCTCCTCAATTCTTTCGACATCCATTTGATTGGCGACTGCCACGCTGATACCGGCATCACGGACGATGCCGTAACCTTCAACAAAATCGCCCGGAGAAAAGTCACAGGTGCCATCAGCTGCCAACATGGCGATATGCTTGCCATGCTGTTCAATGGCGTATTCATCCGTGCCGAAATCAGAGATGATCTTGTTAAAATCTGCCATCAAATCGGGCGTGAATTTTGTTTCATCGATTGAAACAACGATGCGCTGGGTAACGTAAAAAGACATGGTTTTCATGCCGCGCCTGCCTTTCCCGCCTCATGCAGATGGGAAATCAGGTTCATGGTGTGCGGCGAAAACTCAGTTGTAAATTTCCGCAACCATGCTTCCCGCTGATCTGCTGGCATCCGGTTCAGGTCAAGGTTCATTTCCGTTAAAACCCATGCAAGGTAAGCAGGATTTTCCATAAACTGGCTTGCGATATCAGCCACGATAACCTGACAGGGTCGAAGCCCGTGTTCATCCGGGTTGCCGATCCAAATTGCATCAAGATTAACGGTGGCAAGGGCACAGTCTTTTTCAGATTGCATGTCCGCACCTCACACGCTGGCGATATCGAGCTTGATCGGAGAGGATGCGCCGGTCTCATTGTCGATGACGTAGAAGCGGGCGTATTCCTTGGAGGACATCACGCGGACGGCATCGGCAATGACGCCCATCGCCTTTTCCCATTCGCCAGTTTCGTCCACGATTTTCAGGCGGCGGAGCGCAAGAATGCGGTCGGTGTTGAGCTTGCCCTGTTTATCAACCTGAAACGCCTGGTCGATCAGCGCACGGATATTGTCGCTGGAGCCTTCCGACCAACGGCGGATGCAGCCATCAATAATTTCTTTCGCCACCTCCAGTTCCGGGCCGAAGGTCAGCGTGTCGGAAACCTGAATAGTGAGGCGAAGGCCGGTATCGACGGTGGAAAGAGTGATATTGTTCTTCGCGCCACCGCGCTTGACGCCATATTTTTCCGCAACCAGCTCGCGGAACGCCGTTACTTCTTCCAGCACCTCGGTTCGGAAGGCGGCAAGTTGTCGATGGATATCAGCAGCTTTCGAAGCAAGGCGGCGGACAAGCTCGTCCTCCATGACATGCTCCGGCTTGATCGCAGACAGGGCAATCAGTTCGCCCTTACCCTTGCGGACATAAACGGTCCCACTGATTTCTTCAGTCGGGATGCTCGGTGAAATTCGGATATTCATCATTGTTCCTTCCAGTGTGAGTTCACGGCTTCAAGCGATCGCTGTTGATGTTGAGCAGCACGACATTGGAGCCGGGCCGGGTCGCGTGGTCGACAATCGTCGTCACAACCGGATGCGCTTCCATGCATCCAGTGGCGCGATAACGGGCGATCTCGTGGCCCATCTGTTGGGCGGTGATGCCGTTGAGGAGGAAGAGTTCCGACAGGTTACGAATGTCGGCGGGCCGGAAAAAATAACCCGCAATCTCATATCGCAGGATGTTCTTACGCGCCAGAAACAGGCTCTCGCTCAATTCATACGGATCACGGATCATGGCTTCCTCCCGAAGTCAGGACGCAAAATCTTGCCGTCGCGAGGCACCGGCCGCACCGTCATTGCGGCAGCAGCTTCCGCTTCCATGAAAGCCCGGCCCTGGCGGTCCATTTCCAGACGCCGGAAGCCCGTCAGTTCCAGTTCCATGGCGACCGCCAGTTCTGCGCAAAGCGACAACTTGGCGTAAAGGTCGGGGCAGAGATGAGCGGGAATGGGATTGTCTGCATCGTAACGGCCCAAATCATCCGCAATTGCCCTGAGAGTGCTGGACAATTCGATGCTCATGCCACCAAGTCCTCAACATCGCGGTTTTCCCATGCTTTCTTGACGATGTCGTAGGTCACGGCCATGTCCAGTCCCTGTGCCACCTCACTGGCAAGCCGCATGGTCTTGTCGATCTGGCGTAGCGCGCCACCCTTCATGCCGATACCGAGCAAAAGCTCTATTGTTTTGCTATCGGTCACATCCCATTTCTCGATAAAAGCGAGCAAATCCTCCCGGTGTGGTTTGGAATAACGCAGGCGTTTGCCGATACGGCTCCTCAATTGCGATTGCGAAGGGCCGTTGGGCTTGTCGGCATTGCGCAGGAACCGACCATGAATTTCGTCGTTGCCAATAAGGGCAACGCCGCATTTGTAGACATCAACAAAATGGCGCAGCTGGTCGATTGCCTCGTCCTGAAGGTTCTGTGCCTCATCGACGATAAGCAGCGTCGGCGCACCCGAACGCGACAGGCGGTTGCCGATGGCCCGCGTGAGTTTCGCCGGATTATGCTGGATGACATCAAGCTCGGAGGCGAGATCGACCATCATGCCGTGCACAGTGCGGGTGTGCGGCGACATGGTCACCATGTAAACATGCGGGCGCGTAGCGCGATACTGACGGCAGGTCATCGTCTTGCCGACACCTGCAGGCTGCGTCACCATAACGAGGTCGGGGCCTCTTTGCGCCCATTTCAGCGCCGCCTCAATTTCCACTGACGTCTTGGTCAGAAAAAACGGTGGAGATGACGGTAGCGTGTCCATGTCCGCCGCTTCCTCCAGCGCGTCCAGCCACTGTTGCACAAGCTTGTTCTGCGCGTCGAGACGCCCGTTATACCGGCCGGAAAACCACGCGCTGAAGGTGCTCTCCGGCATGTCGATGCGCTTTGCGGTTTCGATCTTGCTCCATTTGTTGGCAGTCACTACCGGCAAGAGGCGATCGATCAGCACCCACCACGTATCAATGTCCTGTTGAGTGCGGTTGGCGGTCAGTTCAGGCCCCGTCAACGGGCGCTCCCAGGCACCGGCTGCGCGATTGCCTATTGTGTTGCTCACATCTTTCATCTATTAGGTTCCTTGATTGTTTGGACTATCGGGCGGGATTTCTCCCGCCCTTCTTTTTGGAACCGTACTCACTACTTACCGGCTCATGCTTCCCTTGCGGGAACTGGATTACCGTGGGTTCGTCCCCACGAAGCGCGCGGGCAAAGCCGCGCTCGAAATCTTCCTGACTGATTGCATCCGCGACCGCTTCCTCCTTCATCGCAAGATTGCCTCTCGCGATGCGCGTCACCTTCGGACGGACGGGCTTAGGTTCTTCGGTTCGGGCTTTTTCACCCTTGTAGATCAGCTCACCCAACTGCTTTGCGGACAGCTTCTTTTGTGCATCGGCGGTGGCTTTCAGGCCCTTCAGGTAATCGCGGCGGGCACGGGCATGGTTGCGGGCGGCATCCTGATCGAAGAAGCCAGTATCTGCGATACATTCCGCATCGCAGATCAGCGCATTGTTGAGGTCATAGACCTTGATAGAGCCGTGAAGATCATCTGGATCAAAACGGATCGTGATCTTCTTCCCTGCATGTTGCGTCAGAGCGCTATTCCAATATCGGTTGCCCTGATAATGGATTTCGCCATTGCCTTTCTGTGTGCGGATGACCTCGGATGCGAGCAGCCAAAGCGATTTCTGCGCGGCAGTCGGTTGACTGACGATTGCCGTTTCCATGCTGGCCGCAAAGGTCTCGTCAAAGCTGCGACCGGCACAATTTGCCGCCCGGCGCCCCGGCTGCGCATTATGTTCCGCGACCTGCGCCGAAACATGCATGTGCAACTCGGCAAGCGGAATGACGCGCGTGCCATAATTCTCCGGTTTATTCGCCGGGGTATTGCCGGTATAGGCTCCGGCGCTGAATGGGTGCTTGGATATGTTCTCAGCCAGATCGCGCCATGCGCGTTCGATCGGCTTGGACTGGCCTGAAAACGGATTGGTCCAGTGGATTTCGACGCCGAGCGTCGTCAACAGGCCGCGCGGGTCTTCGTCCTTGACCTTGAAGCGATAGCGGTTTTCCGCCCCGCCTGAAATCCATTTCGAGGTGAAAGCGCGACCGTTGTCGAGGACGATCCCTTCGGGGATGCCGAAATTTTCCACCATGTCGCCAATGACGAGGCGAACGGTTTCCTTGTTTTCGCTTTCAGACAGACGCCAGGAGAGGATTTTGCCAGAATAAAGGTCTTGGATGCCAAGCAGGAACATGCGCACCGGTTCGTCCGACCATGGCACTTTGACAAACAGGTCGAGCTTGTGGCCGTCCATGTTCACCATCTGCATGGCATGAAGATTTGCGCGGCTGCGGCGCTGTGCTGGATAGAGTGTTTTGGCTTTTTCCTTGCCGTCGCGAGCCAAGGTCTGGACCTCGGCAGGCACTTCCGCATCCAGACGGCGGCGCAAGGCGCGTTCCGAGGGGATGGGGGTCCATTTCTCTTTCTTCGCCACCTTCACCATGCGCCGGTAACAGGCCGAAAAGCTTGGACGCTCCGGGCGCAGATAATCCGACATGAGAAAATCCCAGGCATCTTGACTACATTCCGAAAGCTGTTTGCTGGCGGTCGAAGACGGCGCTAGCGCAGCAAGCCAGTCAGCGCGGCTGACATGGTGCACCTGGGCGCGCCAGTTGTAGATTGAAGCGCGGCTTACCCCGTATTTGCGGACAGCGACCTTGAGCGCGCTTTCCATATCAACCGTCACCCCGGCCCGGAGCAATTCTTCGACAAAAGTGAGGACTTCCAGGCGCTTTTCACACTCGGCTTTAATGTCCTCCGAAAGGGCATTAAAACGCGCCCAAAGCGCCGCTTTCTTTTCGGCCTCGGCATCGCGATCGTCATTGGCGGGTGCGCTGTGCACCACCAGAAGGCGAGTGCGGGCAGACTGTGGCAGAAGATCAATATGATATTCCCATCCGCCGCCACGGCGTTCGGCCTTGCGCGCCTTTCCCTCAATATGTTTCCAGCCCGAATTTTTGGCGAGAAGATCCATACCTTGTTGTGTTTGCGGCAGTCCGGGCAACTTGTGCGCCGCCAGTTCGGGGATCGTGAACCATTCCTTCATGGTTGCCCCCGGCGCTTCATATTGACGGGCACCGACATGAGCTTTTTGAGCTTCACCTTCAGTTCCCGTTGCTGCTGCTGGACAGCGGCGATCTCTGCAAGGCGCACCTCATCGCCTTCCAGAAGCGTCAGGCCATCTTCGGAAACCACCATATCCCAAAGCCAGACCGCGCCGGTAGCCCGCACAAAAGCCTTGAAGCGAACAAGGCTGATATCGTGGGTCGCCCGGCTTTCCGCCGTATAGGCGTCAAGGGCTGCTTTGGTCAGGTTCGGAATGCCGAGATATTGCGCCATGCGAGCCGCAATCACCGGGCGTTCATAAGGGCACTGCCGGATTGCCTCCGACATGGCGCGGCGCAGCTTGGAACGGAACCGCGGCAGATCAATCTGTGACGCAGGTGCACGGACCGGAAACATATCATCCGCAAAGAAATCAAACTGATCGGGATGGAGCTTGCTCATGCCGCATCCTCCTGGGGAATGACCGCGCCGATATGCGCGAGGATGCGTGCTTGCGTTTCAGGGCTGGCGTCATCCCAAAGCTTGACGAAAGTAGAAAAGATAACTGCCTGCCTGTCCGGCGCGACAGCGCGCGGCGTATCGTCAATCAGCTGCAAGGCCCGCTTTATGTCGCCTTCCTCGCGGAAAGCAATCGCAGCACGGCGTTGCATGGCGGGTTCCAGCTTGGCGAGTTTCAGCAATGCAGACTGGTTATCGGCAATATCTGTTCCGCGCACGGCGTCTCGCACGTCCGGGTGGAGATGCTGTGCGATCTTGTTCAAGAATTCGATTGAACGCTTGGAAACACCAAGGCGGTCGGCCACATGCTCGGAAAAGCTGACGCCACCAAATAACTGCGAAATGTTTTCGCTGTTTTTTGGGCGACCTCCCAAGGGGTTGATTGCCCCATGCTTCTCTTCCCAAAGCTCCCGATACGATTTCACAAAAGCCGCGCGATCAATCACCGAAAGCTCATTGCGAAACAGGTTTTCGGTGATTTCCTGCAGCGCTGCTTCGGTCTTGTCCGCTTCGACAATCAAAGCGTCGATTTCATCATCACCGTTGATTTCCACGGCGCGCAAACGGTGCGCGCCAGCGATCAGAGTGTATTTTCCGCCCTTGGCATTCGGCGTAAAACGCACCGTAACGGGGTTTAAAAGCCCATGTTCTGTGATCGAAAGGGCAATCGCCTGGGCATGATCTTCCTCGACGGCGCGAAGCCTGTCGGAGACCACAATATCGGCTATGGCAATACGCTTAAACTCGGCCATTATGCTGCTGCCTTCTCAAGTTCTTGTTCAAAAAGGTTCCACGCCAGCGTTGCCATGCGACGGTATGCGTCCTCAAAGGTCACACGCTCAAGGCGACGATCAATGGTGCGGATGGCAAAGGCGATGGAAGTGCGCTTACGCGCCTGCATCATCACGATGCGCCGCTTGGGCACACCGAACCGCGTGGCAAGAATGTGGATGGCGATCTGCCGCGCCAGCATGGCGTCAAACCACTCGTGCGGCGGATCGATGATGTCACGCAGCGCAAGATGCTGAAATCCACCTTGCTGCACCGCCGCATAGCAACATGCAAGCATGGTCTGGAGGCGTTCTTCCTCGGAAAAGGGGTTGAACATGGTTCACCCCGCTATCTGCCGGATCATGGTGGCCGTGACCGCCGCAATAGCGGAAACGATGATCCAAACGACCGGGTAGACCGCGACCATGCGGGTGACGTTGAGGCGCAACCCACAGCAATTTTCCATAGCAATTTTGTCATTGAGTTTCGGCAT